CTTCTGAGTAATACTTACCAACATATGGATCAACTAGAGCAAGTGTATTGATTCTGTTTGTAATGATTTCAGCTTGCTTCAACTCTGCGAAGTAGTTGTCAACTTGAAAGTCAAAGTGAATCTTATTGTGAATGTCTTTCCAGTCTACGTCTGAAATAACACCAGTTAGAATAAGCTGCTTTTCAAGTGTCTTGTAGAATAGTTCTGCAAACTTGGTACGAAGGCGAAGAATAAACTTCTGAAACTTCAACTCATCGCGGCTGATTTCAGATGAACGCCCTAGATTGAATCCAGAGTCGCTGATCATGCGAGACACAGGAACGTTTAGCGACTGATAAAGTTTCTTTTCAAAATATTCAACGTCGGCTAGTTCGCCTAGGTTCTGACCTGAAGGCAATGTAGTAACCTGAGTACCACCACCATCAGCACGGCGAGGGAACCAGAAGTCTTCTAGCATCGTCATAAACTTACGATCATCACGAATGTTGCCTGTCGTGGCATCGTAGATCAAGCGGTTTTTGTGCTTGACCATGATGTCGCGAACATACTGCTCGGCTTTCATTTTTGGTAGATTGCCAACATCGATTGAGAAGATACGACGCTCTGGCGCACGAGAGATACGGTAGATGACCGTAGCGTCTTCTAGAATACGAAGCTGGTTAAGTGGCTTGATTGCTTTGTGTAGATAGCCAAGGACGATTTTATTATCTTTATCGACCACACCAGATGTGACGTGGACGATTGAGTCCTTGGCGATCTGTAGCCCCTGATTGTCCATACCGGTAGCAGAAGCGCCTTTGAAGCCGCGTTCATTATACATGTAGAACTCTGAGTCTGTTACGTTGGTGTAAATCTGCCCTTTACGAACACGCTTGACTGGACGGATCTTTCTGATCTTACGTGGATCAATATAGCGTAGTTCTTTGATGCCTGAACGAGGATCATTGATGTCGATCATCACGTGGTAGTATAGACGACCATCAACGTACCAACGCTTGAAGATTTCGTAGCCGTAGTTATTAAAATCAAATAACTCTGAAACTTTTTCCCATTCTTGAGAAATACGTTCTTTGATATTGTCGGCATATTCTAGATCGTCTAGATTGATTTCGACAATCTTTTTATTGTCTTCTTTAACAATCGCTTCCGAAACGATATCATTAACCGCCAGTTCTACTTCTGGCTGAATAGACATTTCGCGATACTTGGCAACGATTTCTGCTTCAGTTCTAGCAGAACCTTCTAAGTCGAGATACGTACCGTAAGTACCACCAGCAGAAACAACTAGAGCCCCATCATCTGTCTCTCTAGGAGCAAATGATGGGATGTCTAGTTGTTCTTCTTCTCTCTTGAATTCCCAACCAAATAACTTTACCATAACAATTCCTCAGTAAACCTTTACAGTCTACTTATATTAGTTACCGCCAGCATTGCCTGTTGGACCGGGTTTGACCTCCCACCAATCGTACATGAATGTTACGCGGAACTCTTCGATCTGATCTGTTGTGTTCCAGTCTAGATCGATTGCAGAAATATCAGCAGGATAGATACCATGAAAAGTATATTGGCGAATAGCCGCGCCTGTCTTGCTATATTGCGTAACAGTAGCATCTGCTTTGTATGCAAGTGGTGATGATGATCCTCCCGCTATAGTTCTTAAGTTGCCTTGAAAACTATTGATTTTATTTGACCAATCTTCCATAGCATTGCGGACTAAAAAGTCTTCATCATTGATTACGGTTACTGTCCAATCCGCATATGTACGGTCACCCGCAAGATTAATCTTACGACCAAAATAAGGAACTTGAATGTTTCCTAGTCTTGCTTCTGGAATAGAAGATGCCTTTATCATGAAAGGCATCTTCCTATCTGCAAGAGGATTTCCTGGATTGTTGAACTGAACACTGAAGAGCGACTGTCTAGCGCCGCCCCCAGTTAGATTTGATTTAATATCGTTAACGCTAAAGGTCATTGATTATTCTCCTATTTTATCTCATTAGCCTTAGATAGCAGCCGTAATTTCAGAGAAGTCAACACCTGTTCTTACAGCAACGAAGTTCAACTGGATAAAGTTGATTGAACGTGCTGGTTTGATATAAATGTCGCCGACGAACTGATTTGCATCAATGACTGCTTGTGTATTGTTTGTTGAATCGCAAACAACTTGGAAATCAGTAATGCCCTGGCGACCTTGTACCTGTTGCAAGAATGGTGTAACAAGTGAAACAAACTGTGTTTGTGTAAACGAGTTGTTGAACTCGAATAGCAAGTTCTGTGCAGCTTGTGCGATTGTCTTTTCAAGAATAATGAATAGACGACGAACGTTAATACGATCAAACGCTGATGGGTTTGCTAATGTCTTATCGCCGTATAGGATTGTTCCTTGACCTGGGAAAGTCACAACTGGATTAACGCCTAGTGGATATAGAACATCGCGATCTGTCTTGGTTGGATTGTAAGCAAGCTTGACAATATTCTTGATCTGACCACGATTGAAACCAGCAGGTGACCACCATGGATCTTTAGTCGTATCAGTATAGACGCATAGACCAGCAATGTCGCCATTTAGTGGAACATAACGGTATACGTCATTGTACTTGTCGTACTGATATTTGTAGCCAGAATCCATGACACCATATGAAGATGCTGTTAAGCCAGCACGGAAGTTTTGAACAGAAGCAAGTTCATTACCTACGTTGTTGACAACTGATGAAGCATTTGGTGAAATGAACACAACGCAGTCCATACGTGGCTGAGCAATGTTCTGGATTAGATAGTTGCCAAGTAGCGTTCTATTTGTTTCGTCTGACTTACCAGTCAATAGAAGCGAGATTGAAGCACGCTCTGTTGACTTATATTGGTCATAAGCAGCAGTGATTGCACCGATGTTTGTGCCAACATTGCTTTCTGAGAAGCCGTCTTGACCACCAGCAAATGCGATAGATGTAGGAACAACATCGGTCAATGTTGTCATATTCGCTGAAGTGTTTGCATATGAGGCAGTTGGTAGATTTGTTACCCAAACATAGTTTGAGTTTTGATTTAGAATGTTGAGATAGTAGTTGGTTGCACCATCAACAGTCTTAGAATCTGTAGCGCGTGACATTCCCTGGAATACTTCTAGGATCTGCCCTGGAACGCCAGTGAACTTGCCTAGTGTATCTGTGACAACAGCATGGATCTGATCAACAGCAGCACTATTGCCATAGTTCTGACCGTAGTAAGAAACCGCTGGTGCACCAGTTACAGAACTGTAATACTGCCATAGACGACCAACGTTACCTGAAACGTTCCAAGGTGTTGAGATTGTGTATGGAGTATAGAATGAAAGGTTTAGGAACTCTTGTGCAGCTTTGATTGTTGCTGAACCGGTTGATCCTGTGAATGCGCTTGATAGAACAACTGATGTTGAACTTGGAACAGAAACGATTGTGGTGTTGTTAGCAAGACCAGCAATAGAAGCACTTACAGAATAACCAATGTAAGCATTTGTCATTCCGCTTAGACCAGTAACAGTGTTTGACGAAGCAGTGAATGTTACGCCAGCATTGATTACTAGTGCAGGAGCAGTGCCCTTCGAAGCAACCTGTAGTGTCTGTGTACCGATTGTTGTGTTACCAACTGTGATCCAGTCACCAACTGTTAATGCTTGATATGCAACATATGAAGCTAGGTTAGCAGCAGCAGTAGCAGCATTGATGATGGCTGAAGTATCGTTGAATGAAAGTACAGCAGTATTCGAGTTGAATGTGAATGTTGTATTTGAGATATTCACCAAGTTTGATGAATATGCGTTAGCAGTATCAACCGTTGAGATTGTAAGGCTGCTACCGATTGCACCTGGATACTTTGCAGTATAGAGGTATGTTGGATTTGAAGAAAACTGACCATTGTTTGCAGCAGTATTATATGCTGTCTGGTTTGTGATATTGAAGTTTGCGTTAACGTTCGAACCCCAATACGTATTACCAGCAACGTTAGCAACAATAGCGCCACTTGTATCAGCGATAGCACTAAATGTACCATAGCCGTCAGTTGTAGTATCTGTTGTGTTAGCAGCGCGACTTACGTATAGTGAGTTACCATAAGCAAGGAAGTTTGCGGCTGTGAAAAATGTTTCGGCGTTTAGATTGGTTGGCTTACCAAAACGCTTCCATAGAGTTACTTCTGAATCAACTAGAACTAGCTGACCGATTGGACCCCAACGAAACACACCAGCAATAGCGCCAGTTGTGGTCGAAACGACAGGTACTGTTGTGGTTGCATCGTATTCGGTAACGCTTACGCCTGGACTGACTTGAATTGCCATTGTTATCTCCCTTATCGCAAAAACAGGTTATGATTATGTTTGCTTTGATTGTATTTATAAAAAACTAATACTAGATGCTACATCATCAACCACTGTCTGAATGACGATTCGAAATCATCACCTGCATTGGGATCTTCCCATGCTTCATCAACATAACCAAATGGCACAAGATTTTCTTCAATAAGTCTCTGATTGTTGGCCAAAACTTCAAGTCTTGCATCGTTGTTGCTTAGTTCTTTGAAATAGTCTTGATGTACTAACCAAGAGAACAGAACGCAGCACATAACAAGGTCATCATGACTTCCTTCTTCGGCTTGATACTTTGCATTGTGTTCAACAAAGCGATACATTTCTTGAAGAAGATCATAGTCATTGATTATCAGCTTATCATTCTCAACCAAACTCTTAAAGTTGGCACAACCAATACGCTTGACTTGTGTTGTGGTACGAACACCCATAGCAAAACGAACACCGCCCATAGTGCCGCCGATCTTCTGGCCAGCGCGACCTTTAGTCTTTGTTGATAGTACGTTTTCATATTCTAGATCGTGCTGTAGAATGTCCACCACCTGTTGGCCAACGTCATTGATTTCAACTAGAACATATGCATCATTGTAATGTCGCGACACGTTGTAGATGATCGTAGGATAAACCAAAGATTCGATTTCATTATTACGATATTTTGCTACCACTCGATATGGTACGTCTGTGATGTCAAACACAATGAATGCAGAATAATCGATACCAGAACCACGGGATGTATCAACCACAGTAGCATAGACGCGACTTTCATTCACGTCCTCATACATATCAACATCATTGTTTGTTAGAATAGGATCAATGTAGGTAAGCTGTGCTAGTTTGTTACCATCAATCAGTGTATTAGATGAACCAAGGAACTCTGTATTGTGTGACACAACATCATTAGAGTAGTATGTTTCAGATTCTTCAACGCCTACTGGATCATAAACTATATATGGTCCTTCTGTAAGTAGCGTAATCTTAGATATTTTTTTCCCAGTTATTGTTTGTCCTATTGACAAATCTTTTGCAAAAGAAAATCCACTATCTGTCAAAAAGACATGTTTAGGTGATACTCTAATAAACGTATCATCAAAATCAAAGCGAATCAAAGTATCTGTAGTTTTTGACACCACACCAGAAAAATCTTTATATCCTAAAGGAGTTTTTATTCTGTATCTTGTGTTTTCTTTATACTGCACTGAAACTTTTACCTGTTACTAGTTTTCTAATACATGCAGATGTTACGCCATATTCTTCTGCATACTTTTTACTAAATGCTTGTTCATATGATAAAACTTTACCATTCTTTTGAACTTTACCCACTCCATCAATATATGGTCTAGTGTTGTATAGTTCAAGTATAGCGTCAACATTTTCACCAAGTTTGCTGTGATAAACTTTACCTCTCTTTGCTTCACTTGCTTTAGGTAAAGAATATCCACTGATGCCTTTATTCCAAGGTGTGGTTCCCTTTTTTACACCGCCAACACCAGGTCTTTTCTTACCTTTTTGTATATCACTAATATATGTCGGAGACATACCCATTCGTTTTGCTATCATTACACAAGCGCCATAGTCACCCTGCGAATAGTGTATATCATAGTGTTCTTGTATACTCACGCAAGTAAGATTCATGATATCATTATTGGCATGGTTACCATCAACATGATGTATTTCATATGATCTACCTTCTGTATCTCTCGGAATAGGACCATACTCTTTTTCATATATTTTTCTATGCATAAAAATCTCCTAGTTCTATTGTATTTATAAAACCAAGAAACTCTATCTCAAAGTGTATTATATAGTTGACTTATAGGAATGCACATATATTCATTTGTTGTTGTATCGTAGACATCTATCATAGTTTCTTCTGCAACACATTCAAATTCCTGTCTCCACTGACGTTCACTGGTGTTTTTGATATATTCATCTTTGAATGCTTCGTCACGACCAGGAACGTCTCTCCAGTTAACAGAGCAGCGAACGTATGTGTTACGCCCTTGTTCCGAATCGGACCACAACTTATAGAATAGGTTCATCCCATTCGGTGTTGAAGTGATGATAACTTTAGTTGTCTTACCTGAAGTGATCGTAGGATAAACTGAAGCGAAGAATGATTCTTGAATGTTGTTAGGAACGAACGCAAACTCATCAAGATATAGAAGTGAGAACGTCTTACCACGAACAGCAGAACCACCGGTGGCTGATGCAAGTGCCTTTGATCCGTTCTCTAGTTCAATGTCGCCTTCATTCCAACGCTTCACGCCTTGCTGTAACCAGTTGGGAAGATGTTCAAACATCAACTTCACACGGTTAAGGATTTCTCGTGCCTGCATGTCTTTGTTGGCAAGAATAGCAATAGCATAGTTTTTATTGAAAAGAAGTTTATGCAGCATGTAAGCGCAAACTGTAGTTGTCTTACCGCACTGACGAAGCAGTTTACAAATAGAGAAACGATTTGTCTCAAATGTATTGACCATATTCTCCTGAAATGGCCAAAGATTGAAGTTGATTAGACCGTCGTCAACACTAACAATCTTACAGTATGTTTTAATAAAGTAAATCTGATCTTCAGCACATCTTTTAAACTCTTTTACCTTATCTAAATCCCACTCAACAGGAACGTTGACGGCTTTTAGATTTTGGTTATTATTATAGTATTCTGCCATTATTCACCTTTGAGCAGTTTGTGCAACTCAGCGGTTGTTCCCACAAATAGGTTGTTAGTTACATTACCAGTAGTCTTTTCTGCTTCTTCTGGTGTTTTGTCCATCTTCTGGATCTCTTTGACTTGCTTGCTTAAGTTCAATAGCTTCTGGTTAGCTGTCACCAAGCCATTCACCAGTGTGCCAACAACTTCGTATGCAGATGCCGACTGAGACTGCTTTGCGAACTCCAGCATGTCTGTGAGTGCTTCCTGACCAGCTTCGATGATGTCATAGAGATTCTTACGCGCAAAGTCGTAATCGTTCTCTGCATTGGTTTGCGATTCGTCTTGAACAAGAATAGCCTGTGTAGGCAACTTCTTTGTCGGAAACCCAACCGAGTCGTTCATTGGGCTAAGGCCTAGTTTTTGTGAAATGATTTGATTATTCGCTATGTTCATATATCACCCGATATTTGTAAACCAATCTTTTATGTAACCATAGTTGCTGTTAGCTTCAATCTCTGATACAGGAATAGAAATGGAAGCATTGCTTGTTGGATTTCCATTCGCATCTAGACCAGGAGTAATCTGTACATATTCTGCAATAGGAGAGTTGCCAGAAGTTGTAAAGGTTACGTTAGAGTTTAAACCAGTATATATGTTGCTAAGTGAAACCGATGTCGTATTTACCGCGGTTACTGTTGTATTTGCTGGCAATCCTTGAACGTTTGCTGTAATCCTAGAACCAACATCGATAGAATCAATATCGGCATTTGTAAAGATTGTGTTACTGCCGTTACTGATTGTGCCAACAAAAGTATCGTTATCACCAGATACACGGAAGTTGATATCAACAGTATTGATGACGCCCTGTGTTGAGATTGGACCAAAGATATAGCCTTTGAGAACGAACTGAAGTTCCCAAATGATAGCATAGCGGTCATTGAAACTGGCTTCGTAAGTATCTTCATACTGAATGTTTTTTAAAACAACAGGAATATCCATCACAATACCCATTTCTGGAATGAGATTGATCGCTGTTGTCCACTCTGGCTTGAAGAATGGCAAAATCTGTTCTACAATGCGACAAGCATCATCGGCGTTTCTAGCAAGAATCGATAGATCGATGTTAAAGTTGTACGGAACAGGATTGTACTGATACCCGAGTGTGTTGCCCATATTTGTTAGATTGACATTCTTGCCAACCGTGTTTAACTTACGCGATGAATCGTATTCAACACTTTTGATTTCAAAAGACATTCTAGGTAGAACCTGATTGACCTGGCGTAGCAAGTCTGGGTTCTCTTGAAGTCGAACGAGATAACGATCTTTTGGACCATATGATAATGGCACTTTCAGCGTATCAACAGCATCTCCTGCCTCATTGACGCGATCAATGAGAATATCATTGAACAACGAACCAAACAGAACAATATACTTTCTGATACTGCCAAAATAAAAGTTGTTGCCAAAAATAACACTTCTCCCGAATCGGTTTATATAAATATAGTTGTAGATCGCGGTGACTTGGCCGAAACCCATCTACTCTAACGCTTTGAAGGAGCATCAGCATGTATTGTACATATATTACTATTTATATTGGCAACAAACTTCCTCCGTTCTATATCGGTTACAGCACGATATCCAAAATCAATAGTGGATATCATGGAACCGTTACATCAAAAAAACACAAGAAAGTTTGGATTGAAGAGATGAAGCGAAATCCTTCATTTTTCAAAACCAAAATCATAAAAATATTTGATACAAGAGAATCTGCTATAAATCACGAATCTTATCTACACAAACACTTCAATGTAGATGTAAGTCCTATGTATATAAATGAAGCGATATCCAACATTCGTTGGAGAAATTCTGGTGGTTATAAACTTTCAGAAGAAACAAAACAAAAACAAAGAAATAGTTTTACTGTGGAAAGATTGTCTAAGATGTCAAGCGAAGCTTCAATCAGATGGTCTAATAAATCAGAAGAAGAAAAGGAAAATTGCAGAAAAAGATTTATGAAATATAGAGTAAATCCCAAATCACGAGAGGAAAACGATAGATATAAAGTTCCTAGAACAAATGACGAAAAGAATAGTATATCTATAGGAACAAAAGAAGCAATGAATAATCAAGAACTACGCGAACGTTTGTCAGAAAAAGCAAAGGCAAGATGCACAGACGAATGGAAAGCAGCTTCGGCAGATAGAAACAAACATAGAGTCTCTTGTGTTTTGTGTAGAAAAGAAATGGCCAGATGTGGCTTTCCTATGCACTTTGCTAGAAAGCACAAAATCTAAATGTCGTTCCCAAATGGATTAGTAACCGACCAGTCCACGAAGGTGTTTGCCAAAGCTACAAACTCTTCATTCTGTGTTGATGGATCGATTTCATCTAGAACAAAAGTTTCGTTGACAATATCATAACCAGCTTCGGTAATAAGATCGTAACTTGCTTCGGTGAGATACCAGAAGTTACTGTCTGCCACTGAATAGTTCTGTTGGATCGAATCGATGTTTGCGATGCCAGTGTTGAACTGTTCCGAATCGTAGTTGAACTTCTCTAGCTGCAACTCAAAGTATTGTAGCGATCCAGTCTGGTAGAAGGATCTTTCATGTTCAACGAACTTGATTTCAAAAATACCAGTTGTGAATGGAAAGTAAACAAGATCACCTTCTTGTGGGCGAATCAAGTTGTATATGCTACCAATGTCTTGTGCGAACCTACGACGACTCACCGATAGTGTAAGTTTGTCTGCTACGTTTAGCCCGAACTTGCTGAGTAGATCGCCTTCACCTTGGAAACCTTCATAATCATTAATATACATTTCAAGTGGAATAGCCACGTTAAATGAAGACGTTGGTGCTTCATCAAATAACTTATCAATATAGTTTGTTGTTCTCGGAAGATAATAGCAATCGATACCAAAAATCTGAATCATTTCGTCTGCTAGATTCTGTAGCAGATTCTGCTCAGGATTGTAATCGCTGTTCCTGAAGAAGAAGTTGGTGGGCAAGGTCTTTTCCTTTGATATTTTCTATATTTATACGAGAATATCTATTGACTTGTCCACCAACTTGTATATAATCAGTAATGTACTGTTTAAGATATACCTTACATGACATAAACGAATCATATAAAAGTATGTCAGTCAACCGATCATGTCTCCAACAGGAAGACTCCAAGTGGTATACATCTCTTGTTCTAGTCTATCAATCTCTTTTTGAGCATCATCTCTGATCTTATCACCGTTAAACTTGTTTCCACCTGGTAGATTGATACCTGTATACTTCGTTAAGTTGTCGCCCCATTGACGCTTGACTAGTGCAGCAGCATATTGTGTCAACCAACGATCTGACCATACTCCACCATATACGGTTGGATCAATGATCTGATATGCTTCAACGATTAAGAAGCTTCCTGGTTGTACAATGTCCCAAGCCATATCTAGATATAGAATGTTGTTGTAACGATTGAAGCGAAGTGGCTGTTGACCGACTAGAAGCTGTTCAAGAAACTGAATATGCTGCATAGCAAGATAGTATGGTACCATCGTTGTAGCAGTCAAGTCATATAGATCGTTCAATGTGATCTGATAACGAATGTTGAACAGATTGTTTGATGACAACGATTCACCAACAGGGAATAGATTGACTGCACCAATGATGTTCGATGGTAGAGTGATATACTGATTTTCAATATCAGTTGAAGTTACCTGATACTTGTAATAGGTCTTTTCAGAACCTTCGAAGTGATAGTCCCAGAAGAATGTCAAAGCTTCATCAATACGATCTTCTACCTGATCGTCATCAACATCGATATTGATTACAGGAGCGCCAAGTCTTCTGAGTAGATAGTATTTGAACTGTTCTCTTGAGTTTGGAACTGCCATTGCTTCTTCCTATTGTTTATTGTTATTTATGTTATAACCATTGACCAAGAAGATCATCAACATGTGGCATAGGATTACGATATAAGTTCAATATGACTGTATTGTCTTCTAGTGCTTTGATTTCGTGATGTTGTTTATCATCGGTGTAATATAAAAAATCTCCAGTATTGGCTTTATATAACCACTCTTTGTCTGGACCATATGCTTCTATACTGCCGTTGATAACAACTGTATCATGATAGTTCTTTGGTCCATGTTGATGCATCTCTAATACATCTTCAGCTTTCTCGAATACCATTTTTAGCCAATATACATTTTCATGTTTTTGGAATTGAGATTTGATCATTATGTGTATGTGAAAGTAACTTGTCCAGCAGCACCAGCACCGCCTACGTTTCCGTTAGGATTACTAAAGTTACCGCCCGCACCACCACCACCTGGCGGATTACCAGACGATCCTTTTGTAGTCTGAGTAGCGCCACCGTTAGGAGATGCCGCGCCATTTGATGTTTGTCCACCACCACCGCCGCCTGATGTATTAACGTCTCCTCCACTAGCTGTTCCTCCTGTGCCCTGAAATGCAGTACCAGATCCAGCAGCACCACCAGTGCCACCGTTTGCAGTCAGAGAGAAAGAAGTAGTAAATGTATTCTGAGAAGATGTTGTCGTTCCTCCTGTGCCTCCAGCTGCGGAACTGCCGGCGCTACCAGCAGTTCCAACTGCATAGTTTAACGTTTGACCCCAGTTTGAAGAAGTTAGAGATATAGTTTTTTTTGAGTAAGCACCTGCTCCGCCGCCACCGCCAGGTTGAGTTATACAAATATTGCTACCATGACCACCACCACCGCCAGCACCCCAAGTTTCAATAACTACTTGTGATGCTCCAGTAGGAATAGAATCAGTTCCACTGCCTGATGTGTATGTTCTTGTTACTGGCGGAAAGTATTTCTTCGAACCAAGAAACGCCATCTGAATACCACTCATATTATGATACTCCTGCTCCACCAACAAACCATCTATCAACAGCAACACGAATACAAGTTGCAGTTGCACCAGCAACTAGAGTTCTGCTTCCTGTTGTTGTAGTTCCCGCTAACTGGATTGTAACGTTACCCGCACCAGCAATCGTAAGTGTGGCAGTATTGCCATTGATTATGCTGATAGCAGCACCATTCGCCCAAGCAACTGTGGCGTTATTGGCAATAGTGTATGTCAAAGTTCCTGTATTGGCTGCATTGAAGATATGACCACCAGAATCTGATGCTGCGGTTGTATAGCTTGTATTCTGAATATTCTGTGGAATATCCCTATAGCCAACTGCATATGAACCAGCACCATAGCTGACTGTTGTGCCTCCACCAGTGAATGCGTGGTTACCAGAGATTGTGTAGTTGCCTGAAGTGTTGACATAGCTTGCAGCCGCAACACCACCGAGATTTGTTGCATTGTTTGCAGTACCAGCAGTAAATGATAGTCCTGTACCAGTTAGCCCTGAACCAGAACCAACAAAAGATCCAGATACAGAAACGTTTCCTGTGAATGAAGCGTTTGCAGTCCAGTTCCACCAACCAGAAGAGTTGGCTTGCATGTATGAATACTGCGCCTGATTGTTATTATTAACAACTTGAATAATAGCAGTATTTGAAGTATTTGTTCTAAGGACAAACGCACCAGATGTACCAGAGCCGGGATCTGTTGCCGTAACAGTAGTGAATATACCAGAGTTTGCGGTAGTACCACCAATAGCAGCAGGAGAAGCCCAAGAATATCCAGCAAACAAAGTAGCATTCGCTGCTGTACCACTAATACCTAAGCCGTTTGTTGAGTTTGCATAAGCTTGGCTTGTATTCGCGACAGCATTAGCAACAGCATTTGTGAATGCGGTAGCTGCAATAGTTGCTGCATATGATGTTGCGTTTGTGTAAGCTGCCGAAGCATTGCTTGTGATAGCTGTATTGACAGTTCCTAATGAAACACCACCAAGCTGTACTGCATTTACACTCGTTACACTAGCGCCATTACCAGAAATATTGTTAGCATAAAGATTCCATACAAAGCTTGTGTTGCCTAGATTTAGATTATTCGCAGCAGGAATAAACGCAACGTTTGATTGCCATGCAGGAATAGCTGAGTTGTAAATCAAGTTAGCAAATGTGCCAACAACAATACCAGCATTGTTTGATGTAATGGCATTTGTTGCACTGTTCGCAAGTACAAGATTTAAATCATTTGTTGTGATAACAGTTGAGTTGATGAATGTTGTAGTACCAGCAAGTGTTAGATTTCCAGTGACAGTCAAGTTACCAGAAACAGTAGCACCACCCGAGACGTTTAGACTTGCTGCGTTTAGTGTGGTAAAGTTTGCTGTGTTTGCTGTAGTTGTACCAATAGAACCTGGAGCAGCCCAAGCAGCACTATTGAGAGTGAAACCATTGGTCGAGTTTGCCCATGAGCCAGGATTTGTTGTTGCAATATATGCTGTATTGACTGAAACACCAGTGGCTGATACTGCAATACTGTTATCCGCATTTGCAACATAGACTGTGCCCGATGATGTGATAGTACCACCATTCAAGCCATTGGCAAAAGCAATAGATGTGACTGTTCCTGGATTTGTTGTCACTGTACCCCAATAAACACCACTGATCGAGTTCGACATTAGAACTTTGCCAGAAGCACCAGACAATGCACCGTTTGCTAGAACAATCGAGGTTGTGCTGAATACAAACCCATTTGCAATAGTATTGCCTGTGAATGTTGTATTGCCTGCAATCGTGAAAGCGGCTGTTGTGTTTACAATGTTTGTTGGAAGCTGTGCATATGGCAAAGTACCAGATGACATGTTTGATGCATTGGTATAATAACTAGCTGGCTGACCATTGAAGTTGGTTGAGTTATTTGCAGTAAGTGTTGCTACGTTTGTAGATAGACCAGCAGTTGTCTGATAGTTTCCTAGATTTGCTGATAGTTGTGCGTTAGATACAACATTAGCGGCTGATACAGAACCTACAAAGTTTGCGCTATTTGATGTGCCAGTAAATGTTGTTGAGTTGATCGTAGCATTGACAGATGCGTTACCAATAACGATTGTGTTTGTGTTTACAGCAACACTATTCGCTGCTGTTCCAACATAAACATTTGACGACGCATTAACAAAGCCAGCATTTAGATTGCCAAACACTGTTGTTGAGTTTACGTTAACTACATATATATTAGCCCACCATAAACCACTATTACCTAATAGCAAACTACCATTTGCATTTGGAATAATAGAGCCTTGTGCCGAAGTTGTGCCTTGTTGAACAGTAGTACCAGTAACGTATAGATTGCCTGAGATTGTAACGTTAGCACCAAAGGTAGAGTTGCCTGTGACGTTCAATAGACCACCGACTGTGACATTAGCAGTAGCATTTACCTGAGCAGTATTGACTACTATAGCAGAAACGTTAGCTGTAACTGTTGTTGCCGAAACTGTTGTCGCAATAACATTCGCTGTGACTGTGGTACCAACCAAGTTAGCATTGACTGTTGTTGCATTCAACGTTGTGGCATTTACAGTTGTTGTATTGACGTTGCCTACGTTGGCGAGACCAGTTACTGTGATTGTCCCTGGAGTAAGAGTAGTAACGACAGACGTGTTGCCTAATACAACTGATGTTGTATTTGCTGAGAAACCATTTGTAGTACCGATTGTGCCAATAAGCAATGCGCCTGTAGCATTTGCAACAGATACGCCAGAAGAGTTGATAACAACATTACCAGCAGCAACAACACTAGCATTTGACGCATAGACTGTTGTGGTAGAAACGTTTGCCGTTGCATTAACAATCGATGTGACCACCGCTGTTGAGTTGATTACTGAGTTGGCAGTTGAGTTGCCAATAACAACGTTTGATGCGGTTAGAACACCACTTGTGTTTGTTGTTAGATTATAAAGTGCTTCTACAACTGAGTTGCCATATCCATAAACTGTGCTATTACCAACATTGGCAGAAGATGAGTTGATTAGATATACACTGACATTTACACCACCAGTCGCAGTAACTAAAGCTTCATATGTTGAGTTGCCAAAGCCATATGATGTGGAGTTACCAGTAAAGAAGTGTGTTGTATTGATCTGTGTGTTTACGGTACTGTTACCTAGTGTAACTAGTGATGCGTTTGCAGAGAAACCTTGAGTTGTTCCAATAGTTGAAACAAGAAGAGATCCAGTAGCATTTGCAACAGATACGCCAGAAGAGTTGATAACAACATTACCAGCAGCAACAACACTAGCATTTGACGCATAGACTGTAACAGTGTTGACATTGATTGTAGAGGTAAGAGAACCAGTGACGTTTACGTTTGCACCAGCATTCACTGTACCAGTGATTACAACGTTGCCTTGAACGTTTGCTGTACCAGTAACAGTAAGAGCAGCATCGGGAGAAGTGTTGTTGATACCTACGTTAGTCGTACCACCCACAGCATAGATTAGACTGCCATTAGCGATGATACCATTCTTTGCGATGAATGTTGAGTTAGTAGATGACATTTCGGTTCCCTCTCCCCGATTGATATTACATCTATTTATAACAACTAAAACATCATGGACGTCGTATCTACATCATTAAAAGAAAAAGAAAAACTGTCCCAAAACTCCAGTAGAAGCAATCGCTGCGTATATCCATCCTAAAGTGCCGCCATCTACACTGTGCGTACCTGCATACCAAGTGTTCGTTAAACTATATACGCGAAGACTTGATGTTGAAATATAATCAACATTTACGGTTGATGATCCAGTATATACCATAGTTGCTGGTGTTGAGGTTGATGTGCCAAAAATCGACACTAAGTTGCCAGAAGATCCAGAGACAGAAAATGCTCCAACCGACTGTATGGTTGTGCCCAGATTTAACGACCAGATACCAGTTCTAGATGAAGAAATAGCAGAGAATGTATTATTTCCAGTTAATGCACTAGTTGAACTAAATCCTGATCCACCAAATGACAGTCCATTGTACGTCAAACTACCACCAGTAAAGTTTGTGCCGCTGCCACCACTTAAGTTGATATTTGCTGATCCTTTATTAAAGGTAAGCCCTGTAGTAGTTGTTATTGTCCATGGTGTGGGATTTGATGTTAGTGACCATGTACCAGATCCCATAGACAATGTTCTAGAACTTGAACCAGCCGTACTGAATAATGAAGCAGTGACATTATATGATGCCGCATTAAATGTACCAGACGTAAGAACTAGAGAACTCGATATCGCTAAAGCATCCGCAAGTTGAACAGTTCCTGAAAATGAGTTTATTATGTATTGGTTTGTGCCAGTATAAGAAGCGCCGCCACTCGTTATTGTTTGAGTGCCTCTACCTGAGAATGTTAACTGACCAGAACCTGAGTATGTTGTGGCAGAACTTAACAACCAGTTTCCATATAGTGTTGGACCATTACTGATAGCAAAAGTCCAAGTATTGCTTCTTGTAGACATATCGACTGTGCCGATATTCCAAATGTTGTCCATTGTGATTGTTGAAGATGTGTTTAATCCAGTATTCTGAATAATAGCTGTGTCTTGTGCTAGTGGAAAGTTAGCATCAGCAGGTGTACCACCAGAACTTGTTGCCCAAGGAACACCAGCTGCCCAAGAACCACCAGCAGTTAAACTCCAATATACAGTTTTTGGTGTTGATGCTGTTAAGCCACTATTGCCACCACAGTCTCCAATACTTGTACCTGACCAAGTAGCGGCACCAGCACATTTGATATCGCGAAAGTCGATATTATTAAGGTTTGATACAGAAGCGGCAGTAATCGTGTACTGTGTTCCTAATGTGCCACTGAATAAGAATATGCGTCTTGATGCACTATTAGTGCCTTGTGTGAATGTCAGAGTTCCGTTCACAGTTATATTAGACGATATGTTACACTGTTTATATCCTGTTGTTCCAGGATTCCACATGGTCAAGTTGTTGAATGTTACAGGAAAAATAGATTGATTCAAAGGAACAGAGATGCCTGAAGTCTGATCAGTAAACGCAACATTATAAAACGTTTGACCACCATGATAAAATGCGTTACTTGTTCCAGATATTGTTATAGTTGATGTACCAGAACTGAACGTTAAGTTAGTAGGATTTACTGTCGTAGATGAACCGGTAAAGTTGATGCTCGTTGTTAGATTGATAGCAGAAGCACCAAAGGATAATGATATAGGAGTTGTTGCTCCTGACGAATATGTTAATGTCAGAGTTGCACCAGTTAAAGTAAATCCAGCAGTGTTGAATGTGCCACTTGTTATTGTCAGTGTAGATGTGCCAATATTCAAAGCGGCAGTTAATGACCATGAACCTGTTGTGGCAAAAGTAATAGAACTTGCTAGAGTTTGTCCACAACTGATCGTTTTACCTGTGCCTGCACCACTAAACGTAATCGCACCGGTATATGTTCTACTTATTCCTGTAGATGCCATTGTAAAGTCGTGCGTGATACAAAGCTGTGCAGATCCTGCGAATACTAATGAACCAGATGCTGGTCCACTTACAGACAAGCTGTAGCAGCGTAATGGAGTTACCGATGATAGTGTTACAGAATATGCGGTTGCATTTGATGCGCTATTAAATATGACAGTATCAGCGGATGTGGGCACAGAAGCACCACCAGCGCCTCCAGATGTGGCCGACCAGTTAGCAGTCGCAGATGCCGTCCAGCTTCCTGTGCCGCCTACCCAGTATCTTGTTACGGCAGCTGGAGCAGCGGTAAGAATAACACCAGAGCCTGTACTGTTTACACCAGCATAAAACTCAACAGGATTAGTGGCAGACATCGCTGTCGTACCCATTGTCAGATAATCAACGCCCGATACACGATCACCAAAAAGAGTGAGTGTTGTTCCCGTGACAGTTACAAGATTTCCTGACGTTCCTGTTACAGACCACTTGCCAACAGATATTGTGCTGAATGATATTGTATGTGAAACTGTTTTTGTGGATGCAAGTTCTCCGTATGTATCTCCAGCACCCAAAGTGGTTGTGGATACACCAGTTGTACCACCAATAGTCAGTTTATTGTAATAAAATCCACCACCCGTAAATGTTCTTGCTGTTGTCGATGTATCAGATAGAACAATCGTAGATGTGCCTGCATAATATGTTAAGCCTGTTGATGCAGTGTTCCAAACTGTTCCTGTTCCAGCTAACGTCCAAGTACCAGATCCCATATTCAACGTACGAGTTGATGTTGATGTGTTTACGAATCTGGTAGTTATTGTTGTGTTATATGATGAAGAGTTGAATCCACCGTTTGTGAGTGTGAGAAGATCAGTATTCAATGCATCTGATTGTTGAACAGTTCCGTTTATATTAAATATAACGATACCATTACCACCACCGCTTATTGATATGCCATTGGATAATATCTGTTGTGTTGTATTGCGACCAGTAAAGTATGGATTAAATGCAGATGGAGATACTACACCTGTACCAAGTTTTAGATTTCCATTTATGAAAATGCTACCTGCAAATGTCACCGAACTTGTACGCGAAGAAACGTCTAATGTGCTTATATACCCGCCTGAAAAGTTGATTGTTGTAGCAGCGCCATTATTATCAATGATTGCCGTGTCTTGTCCAAGAGGAATATTATTTGCAGCAGGTGTACCACCAGAAGATGTTGCCCATCCAGTAGAGAACCAAGTTTGTGAACCAGTTAGATTCCAGTAAACAGTTTTAGCTGCGGGAAATGTAATACCACTATTACCTCCACAATCACCACCTCTTGTCACTGAAGTTCCTGCGGCTGCGCCCGTTAGTGTAATATCTCTAAAATCAATATCCGAAGGAGAAGAGAATGTAGTGACATTTAACACTGTTGGAGTTGACGTAGGGCTTGCTGATACCGAGGAAGCAGAAATAAACACTCTTCCTGTTGCTGATGAACCACTAGCAGATAGTGTATTGATTGTCTGTATGCCGCCGCTAATAATGTATGATCTATAACCACCAGAACTGGGATTGTTGAGTGTTAGAGTTCCACTATAGGTGAAAGCACCAGAAATAACTTGCCCGCCGTTGCTCATACTAACATTGTATAATGTCGCGCTTACACTACCATAGTTGGTAAGAGACGAGTTAACAGAGGTAATATTAAGAGTAGAAGTTCCTGGATAAACTGTAAGTAATGGACCAGTATTAAATCCTGCACCAGAAATATAAGTCACTGTTATAGTACTGGATCTAAGATATACGTTACAAGGAGCCACGGGTGTACTCGATGCACCCACGCTAAGTGTGGGAACACTGATCGAATATCCCTGAGTGTCAAACGTTCCCGACACAATAGATAATGTTGGATTAGCACCAGAAGATATGCTAAACGCATCATTTAGTAGAAATGATCCACCAAACGAAGTAATGTTGATTGCTTGTGAGAACGAAACTCCAGCACTTGTAACAGATTGTGTGTTTCTACTAGCAAATGTCAATGATGCCGTTCCTGCTACAGTCACCGCAGAACTATTTTTCCAGTTCCCGTATACAGTAATGGGCGTTGTTGTATTTGTCAATGTCATAGCATTAGTTCTGCTAGACATGTCTATACTGCCTATCCACGCAAAAACAGTATCTAATGTAATAGTATTGCCTGTAGTCAGTCCCGTATTGTCAATGATTGCGGTGTCTTGCGCAAGAGGAAAGTTTGAAGCGGCTGGTGTGCCACCAGAAGATGTTGCCCAAGCATTTGAAGACCAGTTACCGCCAGCAGTTAAACTCCAATATACAGTTTTTGGTGTTGAAGTTGTAATACCCAGATTGCCTCCAAGATCCCCTATACGTGTGCCCGAAATAGGAGAAGCTGTGCCATTTACAATGATATCTCTGAAATCGGCATCAGTTAAAGATGCTGCACTATTACATGTCAATATCAACTGAAAACCATAAACAGTAGTTTGAAACCACACTCTTTGATTGCCAGCAGTGCCTGTCGTAGTTAAAGCGCCGCTGATAGTCTGGTTAGAAGAAAAACTAGCTATTCTATATCCAACAACCGATGGTGCAGTATATGATAGATTGTAAAACGTATTTTGGCCTGAGATATTGGTTGAAACCGCAGATGTTGTTACGGCTGTAGGAAATGCAACGTTATAGAACGTTTTGCCGTTTCCATTAAAAGAAATAGATCCATTAAACGTACAGTTGATCTGAGATGTGCCTGCGTTTAATACTCCCGCTGATCCTAGAGATAAAGGCGTTGCTGCGGGCAAAGTTACTGTGGATGCATTCAGGTTCAATATTGCTGTAGCAGAACTAGAAATCGTTAAAGTTCCAGCTATAGTTAAAGCATAGTTACCTGTAGACGATGTATCGAATGTTCCTGCGTTTACTGTAAAAGCTGTTGTTGATGTTGTTGTAAGCGAACTACCAAGAGTCCAATATCCACCAGATCCGTTAAATGTAAATGCAGCAGCAAATGCTGTGCCATTTGTTGTGATTGTATTTCCTGTAGTTGTCGAAATGAATGTAATAAGTCCAGTGGCTGACCAAGTAGGAGTTATATTGGTAATATTCATACTACCAGAAATAGTAAGCGTACCTGTGCTTGTAAATGTGGGCGCGCCAGCAGATATGTTGATGTTGAGGCACGTCAAAGCGCCTGACATAGTGACAGTATAAGTGCCACCTGAACCACTATCAAAGAATACTGTGTCAGCCGCAGTAGGAACAGTTCCAGTACCACCTGTGCCACCAGACGAACTTGCCCAGTGTGTGGTTGTAGAAGTATCCCAAGTACCTGTTCCTCCTACCCAATAAATATTGGCCATTTATTATGCTTTCTGGTACCAAGTACCATTTACTTCAATGAGGACTGCTCCACTTGCTGGAGTACCTTCAAGCAAAGTGTAATCAACACCAGATATATTAATATTTGCAGGAGGTGTTTCTGGCTCTGGTGGCGGAGGAGTATCCGATGCAGGAGGATTGACAATAGCTAACCAGTTTTGATATCTTTGTTGTTTCATCTCTGCAATCTGATCATCCGTGAATGTTTGATCATCAGGAAGATGAAGAGCATCTCTAAAAACACCATATGGTCCTGCATCAAAC